TATATATATGCGGCGACTATTCATAAAGACTATAACGAGTACGGAACGGAGAACTTTGACAGGAGCCCCGATCTTTGGGTCGATTTCCAAAAGCTCTACGTTCTGCGGAAAGGCAGTGCGGATGTTTATCATTCGCATGCCTCATTCTGTCGAATAGGCTGGTGTTATATGATTGAGCCTATGAAGCGGAAAATGTGCAGTACATTCAATAACGGATTTGCTGATCACAGACAAGTATACCTATATAAGAATATAATTAAGGACACATTCTTAAAGTATTCAGGATTTGATTGCTACTGCTGCCGCCACTACATAAGAGAGTATGACCAAGAGCGTTATTATACTGCATACGCTATGTATCCGATACTTGAAATGGCTGTTAAAATGAACTGCGATACTATGGTGCAAGATTTGCTTTGGCGCAACAAGAAAAATTATAAGATATTGAATTGGAATGCAACATCGCCGAAAAAATTCTTCAAGCATCTAACGCTGAATGAAGTGAAAGCTTTTCTTGACAATCACACGCCGGCAAGAGTTATAGAGGTGTATCAGGACTTCAAGCGCAAAGGTAAAAAGAAAGACATTTTTTACTGCCGAATGTACAGCTATATTACTGATTACTGCACTAGCATTGAAAAAGCAGGTGTTGACCCAGAGCAGGCATTAGAATACCTGAGAAAAGTCATGAAGCACTCTCCCGAAGAAGAACGTTGCGAAGACGATCACTCAGAGATAAGGCGACTTGTCAAGCTGTATGACGACTATGCCAATATCGGCTTGAAAATAGGCTATGATTTTCATTTAAAAAACATAGCCTTTCCGAGAGACCTAAACGAAGCGCATGATAACGCAGTTGAGAACTTCAACTTCATGGAAGAAGAACGCAAGAGAAAAGAAGCCGCCGAGCGTGAGGAAGCCTATAAGCCCAGATACAAGAAGCTTTGCAAGAAGTATAAGGGCTATAGCTATCCAGGTATTCAGTTGGTTGTACCAGAGAATGCCGAAAGCATTATCAAAGAGGGAAAGGACTTGCGAATATGCGTCGGCGGTTATGCTTCAAGGCATTGCAGTGGGGTTACGACAATTCTATTCATCAGAAAGCCGTCTGACCTTGATAAGTCATGGTTTACGATTGAGATAGACAATGCTGACCATATCGTGCAATGCCACGGATTTAAGAATGAACAAGCCAAAGACCCTTTAACGGGCAAGAAGCTTGAAAAGCCTGAAATAATCAAGGCGTTTGAAGTCAACTTCCAAGAATGGCTGAATAGTCAGAAGAAGCTGACTAAAAGGAGAAAAGCAAGCTAGGAGGAATAACAATGAACGAGATCAAACTAAGACCCAGTGAGGAGTTCGTATATAATGGTATACGTTTTATATGCCTCGACATTATCGACGGCAACTACTTAGCGATAACGGCTGATTGTTGGTGCGAAAAGCTTTTTAACGAAGAATACGAGGACGGCTGCAACAACTGGGAGAAATCCACTCTCCGGCGCTTTCTCAATGAAGATGTGCTTGAGGAACACTTTGATACGAAACATCTTGTAAAGCAAACATCTGACCTTATCGCCGATAACGGAGACAAAGCCTATGGAACGTGTGAGGACTATATAACGTTGCTCACTTGCGACCAGTACCGCAAGTATAGAGATTATGTGCCGCTCTTTAAAGAAGGTATGTGGACGCTTACTCCGTGGAGGTGCGACACTGGCTACGCTAGCTACATGCGTTACGTCACCCCGAAAGGAGCTATCAACTACTACTGTGTGGACGACAGTATCGGGCTTGCCCCGGTTTGCTTATTTAATTCTGATAATCTCACATTGCGCCGACAGGCGCAGCTTATACTCGCTGAATAACTAACCAAAATAGGAGGAAACGCAATGGAAAACACAGAAATTACAGTATCTATGAAAACGGCTATGGCAGAACATCAGCATATATGTGAATGCTACAGAACAGCCGCAACGGCTATCGTAGAAATGGGCAGGTCACTGAAGAATATCAGAGATTACAAGCTCTACATAGCACTTGGCTATGAGTCTTTCAAAAACTATCTTGAAAGCAATGGAGATTACACGTTCAAAGAACGTCAGGCATATACCTATATCAAGCTCTATGAGGATAACAGTACAAAGTTTCTCAAAGAACATGCAAGTATAGGTGTAACAAAGCTGGAGCTTCTCTCCAAGCTTCCGGAGTACGAACGTGAAGAATTCGCTGACACACATGACCTTGGCGGAATGACAGTTGAAGAAGTCAAGAAGCTAATCAAAGAAAAGCAGGCATTAGGCGAACAACTGACATTCCTTGAGGAGGAGAAGAAGGAGCAGACAGAAAGCGCCGAATCCCTCAGAGCTGAGATTGAAGAACTGAGAGAAAAGCTTAAGCAGGTCGAGGACAAGCCTATCGAGGTAGTTAAGAGAGACCTCGACGAAGAAGAGATTGACAAGATAAGGCTGTCTATCCGTCAGGAACTTCACGCCGAGCACATGAAAGAGCTGAATTCGCTGAAGAAGTCGAGCCGTGAAGCCGTGAAGGCGGCAGAAGCTGAAAAAGATAACGTCCTCAAAGAAGCACAGACAGAGCGTGACAATGCAGTTAAGGAAGCCGTCGCTAAGTATGAGACCGCCCTCAGTAAAGCTAAGGCTGAGGCAGAAGAAGCGGACCATGCCAAGTCAGAGTTAGAAAAGAAATTGAAGTCAGGCAATGCAGACGAAGCAAGGGTTGCGCTGAAGATCATCTTTGAAAACGTTCAGAAAGGGCTTACGGAATTCATTGAAAAAATCAATGATATTGAAGACCCACAAACCAAGGAAAAGTTCATTACTGTCACAAGCAATTGGCTCAGACAGGCGGCTGATGACCTTGAGGGTTAATGTTTTGAAAGTAGGACATAGATGACAACAGAAATAATCAACAATCTATTTGGCATAAAAGAAAGCTTTGAACTTCCGCAGGCACTTCTCGCTAAGCTTCTTGACAAAGCTGAAAAGGACAAGCTATGTAAGGAATTTGTCAAGCAAGGGTTCAACGGCAATAACGATTGTCTGCGTGACTACTTTCAAGAGAATAACGCAAACCGCAGTAATCTAAAGCAAGATTATACGCCCGATTGTCTGTGCAAGTTGATTTCTAATCTTGCGCCAAAGTCAGAAAAGATAATTGATATATGTGCAGGAACTGGCGCACTGTCGGTTGGTATGGATAGGGATAGCGTCTTCCAATGCGAAGAATTATCGCAAATGAGTATCCCTGTGCTACTTCTCAATCTTGCACTGAGAAATAAGAATGCTGTTGTTTTGCAAAAAAACGTCCTGCTCAACGAAGTGCAGAAAGTCTATAAGTTGAGCAAATCGGACGAGTTCAGCGACATAGAAGTTGTTGATACGTATGAGGAGAATGCAACGGACGTTGTCATATCAAACCCACCTTATTCACTGAAATGGGAGCCAAAGTCAGACCCACGCTTTGAAGGCTATGACCTTGCACCTGCTAAAGCTAGTGACTATGCGTTTGTGCTTGACGGCTTATCACGGCTGTCAGACGTAGGCAAGGCATTTTATATTCTCCCTGCAGGCGTTCTCTTTAGAGGTAATGCAGAGGGCAGGATCCGCAAGCAACTCATAGAAAATAATTTGATAGACGCAGTTATCTCATTGCCTGAAAATTTGTTTTTGAATACCTGCATACCTGTCAATGTTATCGTCTTCAGCAAGAACAAGCAAACGAGAGACATTTTGTTTATCAGTGCCGAAAAGCTTTTTGAAAAGCACGGCAAGCAGAACGTCATGACGGACGAGCACATTCAGAAAATAGCCGATACATATCACAGCCGCAGTGTTGTTGAAAAATTCTCAAACGTGGCAAGCTATGAGGAAATTGCTAAGAATGACTACAATTTGAACATTCCACGCTATGTTGACACGTTTGAAAAGGAAGAACTTCCGTCTTTGAAAGACCTCTGCAAAGAGCTGATACAAAGCGAACTTGAAGTGCGTAAGGCAACGAATGACCTTATGGCAACGCTGAAAGACCTCTGCGGTGATGATGAATATAATCAGGTCAAGGACGATTTTTTGAAATTCTTCACTGAGCAAGACATTGTCGGTGAAACCATGGCAACATGGCTTGAAATGAAAAATCTTGAAAACCGCACGGACTACATTCTTTCCCATGCCAAGAAGGAACGCAAACCACTGCTTGACATTGTGACATTTGAACGTGTGAAAAAAGGCAAAGTGTACGAAGCTGGCACTGTCTATATTCAGCTATCCGCTACGGACGGAAAAGTAAGATATCTTTGCGAGAACTCAGAGCTGGAAACCAAGTACGGCGTATTTCAACCCAAAGACAAGAGCATGGGAACAAGATATCTTTTCTATATCTTGGAATATGAAATGGAAGCGTTTTTGGCACGATATCAGAGCGGAATGAATATTAATCCTGAGATTTTCAAATTCATGCAAGTTACGTACTATCCCGAAGTGAAGTATCAGCAAGAAATAGCTATGACGCTTGACGGCATTCAGGCAAGGTATGATGAGGTTTATCAAGAAAAAGAGTCATGGCAATGTTTCAAGAAATATCATTTGGAGGGAATGTTCCCGTAACAAGAGCACAAAAGTTTGAGGAGGAATAAGCAATGATGAAAATAAAACCTGAATACATTTTTCCGCTGCTGCTTATCCTGTTGGACGTGGGAGCAGCTATCATATACGCTTTGCAAAAGGACTACAAGAAATCCGTCTATTGGATAGCGGCGGCGGTGCTGAACGTAACAGTGACGTTTTAAGGAGGTATAACAATGGCTGATAAATACATTAAAGTTGCTAGCTTAAAAAATAGACTTAATTATATTTTTAGAAACTATGGCACATCAAAGTTTATTAGGGATAAGGTAAACGAGGCGATAAAAAGCGTTTCGTGTTATTTTAAAGCAGAATTTGACACAACTCTTGAAGTTGCAGACGTGCAGGAGGTCAAGCACGGATATTGGAAATTTCACGAAAAAACAAAACTCGTGCCAGCCAATAAGGTTGGCATAAAAGAAGAATACACTAATGGTCATGATTGTACTGTCGTTGACAATACAAATGTCAACAAGAAAATCATGATTATGAAAAAACGTATAACATTAAAAATTCCTATATGTTCGGTCTGCGGTTGGTGCGGGCATGATGAATGCGATGCAACGCCATACTGTCCTAATTGCGGAGCTAGAATGGACGGTGTCCTTAGTGAATAAGAAGGCTACACCAACAGAACACATAGAGCAGGCATTGCTTTTCAAGTGGGCAACGTTCAGCTCAGGCAAGTATCCAGAACTAGAGTATATGTTCGCTATACCGAACGGCGGCTATCGCCACTATAGAACTGCCGCAGATCTTAAGTCTGAGGGCGTAAAGTCAGGTGTGCCTGACATAATGCTTCCGGTGGCACGTGGCGGTTACTACGGTCTTTTTATAGAAATGAAACGCACATCAGGTGGACGAGTATCGGAATCTCAACAGAAGTTTCTGAAAACGCTTAATGACAACGGCTATCTTGCAGTTGTCTGCAAAGGATTTGAGCAGGCGCAGGAAGCAATCTTGAAGTACCTTAATAAAGGAGTGAGAAAATGAAAATATCTAAGCTGAAAAAAATATGCAGTAAAGCGGCTAAGACCATATCCTACTTCTATAATGAAAATGATAATTCATTATGGATTGGCTCAGGAAGTGCAATATATCCGCTTTACGGCATGCCGAACATGAATACCAGCGAGCAGTTACTCACGCTTTTTGACATTAATGAAAGTGACCGTGAGAATTGGAGATGTAAGCAGCTGCCGCCTGCTATTGAGAGCAGCATTGTTATGAACATCGCTTCATGCACAACAGGCAAGATTATAGATCGTCGTTCAACATTCGTTGCCATGCTAAGCGAATATCAGATATTCTCAGGCACAGAAAAAGTGCATATATGCCCGAAAGCATTCCTTGAAGTAATAGATGATTATGAAATTCTTACATACTATTCCATTGATGATATGATAATCGTCAAAGCAGGCTTGCTTACGCTCGGTGTACTGTGTGAAACCCATGGCGTTGTAACACAAGAACTTCTTAATGACATTAATTCCATGCACGATATGTTACAAGAAGTATTCAACAGGGAGTGCGAAGAAAAAGACAAGAGCAGAAATTATGAGCAGTTGGCAATGACAGAGTGAAGCCCTATATATTATATATAGT